GATTTTGCTGGGACAATTGCAACTCTTTGGTTAAGTTGGCTTGCACCAGTGATGTTTGGCATCATTGACTGTGCCATTACTACAGAACCCACATTAGCTACATTTACACCAATGTCTGTTCCTGTAGTTGCTTGTATTCCTCCGGCTTTAACCGGACCAGAAAAAGTAGTTGTACCCATTTTATTTCCTCACATGCGAGTTGTATGTGCCTGTCTGCATGTAGTCAGCTGGAGAGCTGTCAGACACAAAGTTAATCTCCAAAAACAGTTTCTCATCCCCCAATGTCCAGAGGAGGAATTCATCGAAGGATGAGATCTGCCGCAACTTATACTCCAGGAGTTCCGAACACGGCCCGAGGGTCTGTCCAACCTACAGTATATCTTTCGGTAGCTTTGTAACGCATGGAGTCCGTTGCAAAGTCACCTTCCATGGATTTCTCTAACCCCCTACGCATTAAAAGTTTTAAACCTTCTGGCGCATCAGTTTGTACCCACCAAGCAGTGTTAGAGGTAATTCTGGAAAGGTTAGCTTGACCATCGCCTAACAAGCCCATTGATTTAACAGGGTTGATATCGTTGTCAGCTGTTCCAGTTCTCAACACAGACTTGAGCAATGTTTCAGCTTGGAAAACATTTGCTGGGCCTGTAACGATTTGAGTTGGAGTTAATCTTATTCTCTTGCCATTGTTGTCAACAGCATTTCGAATTTGAATTAACATCTGTTCAAGAGACGTTTGAGACAATGCAGCTGCATTAGTCAGAATATTACTAAAAGTACCGTTAACAATCGGATGATTGTTTGCACTCAAAGCAACTCCATCGCCACCAGGATAAGCAGCATTGAAAGCTCTGTTCATAATATTAGCTGTTAAAGTCTCTTTTGTTTCAATCAAAGATTGAGCAAGATGTTTAGCATAAGTCTGTCCGATACGAATGTGATCGCCATCTTCAACCAAGACTTTGGTAAGCGCAAACGCTAAACCATAGACATGGTATAGATATCTTTGAACAAACAAAATACCACCAGATTGGTAAGTAACAGCCATGCCGTCAGGCAATTCAGGTGCTGCCCCGAAACCATAAAGAACTGGTTCTTCATGATAGTTTCTTGGAATACCTTGCTGCTCGCGGAAAACTTCTTTCCACTCATCAGCTCGCTGGTCATAGACTCCGTCAAAAACTTCGTTGAGGATCGGCTCAACGACTGAGCGGAAGTCCGTACTACGCATTGGAGTAGCCATAGTCTAGTCCTCCCCTTATACCGAGTTCACTGCAGCATTATACTGCATTTCATTGATGCGAACTGTAACATTGACGTAAGCGTCTGTTAAAGCATTATCAACACCACCAGAAATTCCTGTAATTTGGAATTGGCCTTGAGTGGCTTGTATAGCTGTCAATGAAGTTGATGAAAGTCCAACTTGAGTTGACCCTCCAGGAGAGGCAACTGTCCAGTCACACTGTTCTCCAACCGCTGTTTGAACTGTAGTTCCAGCAGATGGATTTGTATACATGACATCGTAAATAATTGCAGGATCGTCATAGACCCAAGCGATTATTTCAGATCCCGCAGTGTTGGCTGGCCAAAAAGGTGAAAGTGAAGGACGACCAGTAGAATCATTATACTGACACCCTGCAAAAATACCTAATAAGTTAACTCCACCAACAGTACCTGATCGGGTACCATCGCTTGTGCCTAATTCAATGACACCAGCGTCGACTAATTTAACGGGATCGCCTTGGAATATGTTGTGAGCAAATCCAGAAGCAATCACGTAGGCTTTCGCCGTGATTCGACCACTATTGTGGTAGGATGGACGGAAGCCAAATGGTGCACTTGTCGCTGACATAAGTAGCTCCTTTGGTTAATAGATTGTTGCACGTCAGACAAGGTCAAATTGACCAAGTCTTTCTTCTCCCAACTCCCTATTACCATCACCCATACTTACACTACTGCCTGATGCTTTGGCTTGTTCTTCTAAAAATTCTGCTGTTTCTGTCAGTTTACCTTCTTCACGATTTGGCGCGTCATGATGCGCTTCCATCATAAATTTTTCGTAAAGTGACATTGGCAGTTTAAAAGCCAGCATCTCATTAACCCCAATGAAACCTTGCCATTCACCAGTTTTAATAGAAGCGTATTCCCATCCAGGAACTTCTTCAGGTTTAACTGGTTCATATCCTAGCCGGATACGTTGTTGTATAGAATCACGAGGATTAGTCGTAGTTAGCCAGCACATATGCCAGCCAGGAATGTCTGGTAAGTCCGGAAGACTGGACTGAAATAAATTTTGACGGAACATTTCTACCCGCTCGTCCTCAGTGATTCCCCGATTTTCTGTGGTATTACGATCTACCATCGCACGGTTAGCACGGCCTTCGTCTGCAGATTTCTTTAATCGTTCGTCGGTCATCTTCGCTCCTTTCAGCGAGTGCGTATAACTATAGTTTCAAAAAATAAAAAAGTAAAGTTAAAATTTTCTATTCATTTTCTCTGTCGTATTCAGCATATCTTTTTACATACTTCATACGCAAAACAGGGTCATCCCAAACACCTGCGTCTATTAACGCTTGTTTTCTCTCAGGACTAATATAAACTTCTTTTCTAGTAGAAGTAGGGGCATGTTCTTTACCAGATCCTACTGCAGGACCGCCTCTAGCTTTACGAGAAGTTTTCTTGGGAGAAACTTTTTCTTGAAAATCTTCAAATCTATCAGGAATTCTTTTTGCTGATCTGATTCTCAACTCATCCCAATAGTCTTCACTTCTAGGATTAAATCCTTCTCTAGTTAAAGCTGCATCAATCGCCATCACAATAGCTGAATCTTCATCTCTACCTTGAGAATCATACCATGGGTTTTCATCCATAAATTGTTTAGCATGATACATAGTTTGTTCATCAACTGTGTTTTGAGTTCTTTTTTCTGATTGTTTAGCAGTGTAGTGCTTTTGCTGATTCAGCTGCTGCATTTTAGCTAAAGCTACATCACGGTATTTCATAGCTTTAGCAACATCAGCCCCATTACCGTCTTCAACAGCTTTAGCTATAACACGATCTGCCATTTCAGCTTCTTTTTGAGCCTGTGCTATCCCTTGATCATAATTAGAAACTTCAACTTGAACTGATTTTTGTTCTTGCGCAGTTAAACGTCTTTCTAAATCATCATTTCTAGATCTTAAAAAATCTAATTCAGTTTTATCTCTTTTTATAGCTGTTTCTCTACGAGCTTTCCGTTCAGCTTTTTCTTTACGCCTGCGCTCACGAATAGCTTCTCTTTCTTTATCAACTTCGTCTTCTTCAATTTCTTCTACAGGTTCTTCTTGTTGAACAATTTCATTTTCTTCTTCTGGTAGTTCTTCTACTACCACTAACTCTTCTTCGTTTTCTTCTTCATTTTCTTCTTCGTCTAATTCAACCATCGTTTCTTCTACAGACATCTCTTATCTCCTTATCAGATAAATGCTTTAACTTTTAATGGGTCACCAGTGATTTTGCCAATAATATCTAAATCATTAAAAATTACAAACATAGCTTTATCACTCATAGGTTTATCATCTAATGGGATTTCCCATCGATCTCCACCATATTTTGGAACTCTTACAAAATCACCTTGGCTACACCATTGGCCTTCTGGCCAACTTTTCATATCATTTCTATTTTTAAATGCCAAGGGACCGATATTAATAACTTTACCAACTTGAGTGTTCCATTTTTCTGTATCTTTAGAATCAGTAGTTAAAATTATACCCCCAGCAGTTTTACTTTTTGCTGTTCTAATTTGAACTAAAATACGACTACCAAAAGGCTGTATTCCTGCATCAACTGCGGGAAATGCCTCTTTTAACGCATTTTTATAATCCTTTGTCACTATTCTTCTCCTCATCCAGAAGTGTTAGAAGTACGTTGATAGCTTCTTCAAATCCAGCCACCATCCCAACGCGATACCCGTACTCAAAAACGTCGCGTTCTTGGGGTCGTTTCAAAGCATCAAGCGCAAATGTTGCCTGACTCTCTTTGAGTTTGTTTAAAAGTTTTTCAGTTACCATTTAAAAACAGAACCGCCTTTTGCTTTTTTGGCTGTTTTTGCAGCCTGTTTGAAAGCACCAGCTGTTGGTGCTCCTTCTTGCCCTTTCTTTCTCATTTTCATTTTCTTGCCAGTGGCAGGATCAATTACGCCTTCAGCGACTTTCTGTCGCTTTTTATGTATGTTCTCATACAGGCCTGACATTATACGTTTCCAGTTCTTTTATACTGTTGACGTTGTCCTTGGTATGGGCCACCTTTAGCATAACCTTTAGTTTTCATAGAACCGCCCATACTCTTTTTGGAAGGTGAGAGAGCTTTAATTAGTGCTTCTCGCTCTCCCTCGCTAATAGAACCACCAAGTTCTCTCTTGAGAGCTTTAAGAGCACCGCTAACTGCGCCGCTAACTGCACCAGCTTTCATTGACTTTTTAGCATCTAGCATAGCTTTGCGTTCAGAATCACTTATTGCTCCACCGCTTTTGTAGCCTTTGGACTTCATGCCACCTTTTCTGTAACCTTTACTTTTCATCATTTTTCTCCGTATATAAATTGTCAAAAACACGATTTACATCCAGAGTATAGTCTAAATCTGACTTGCTATAATGAACATGTTGTGATGGACGGAACTCTGGTGCTCCTTCTCCCAGCTCAAACCACGCTGGATGCGTAACTCTAACCCTGTTGTTTGGCAAAGCTACTATATTTCCTGTCCATTTCCCGGCATCCAGAAGCTCTAAGACGTGAGACTGCTTATGTTGAGCAGGATCGTCTCCTATTTCTGAATCAGTGTAATCGACAGTAAAGTAATATTTTGCTGGATAAAATTCTCCATCAATTTTAGCTATCCAAGGACAAGGCGTGCATCTATCCAAAACATAAACGCTGTGTGTCCTAGAAGAACAATCCCATGGTTGTGCGTCATGAGTTGCCATCGGCTCAGGCCATTCATCATAAGCTGTGTCTGCAACTAACGCAGTTATAGGCATTCTTGCCCACATTGCACCACCATGAACATTAGGCTCATCATTGTCATATGTTTCAGCTCCGGTAAAAATCATCTGAAAACTAAGACTCCTACAAGGAATTGTTGTAACGGCGACAGCCATACCATGAATAAACTCTCCATGAAACTTTTCATGATTAAAGGTGTACTCCCTACGCACCCAACATTTAAAATGGGGTATGTTACTTTGTAGATAAGGCATTTTTTCTCAATTGTGAATTCACTGCTTCTTTCCAATCAGCGTTACCAGATATTCCTGCCACATTATAACAGAGATATTTGTATTTTTGTTTAGCATTTTTAATCTTAATAGTAGTTGATTTAACTTCTATATTTAAAGGTTTTAAAAAATTTTGCATTCACTTACATTCCGTAAAATTTTAATCGTTCGTTCGGTCTATTACTTAATAGAACGAACGATTAGGGTTTAAGGATTCTGATCAATACCTCCTCCAGTAGAATAAGGTATTTTTTCTCCAGATTCTATTTCCATTTCGGCTAATTCTTTAGCCGTCATATTATCCGAAGCGTTCATCCTTTCTCGTGCAGCTAAATCTGCTTCTTTTCTCTTATTTTCATTTCTTTCACGAGTGTTCATACGGTCTGTTTCTGACATTTCTCTAATGTTGTTTCTTTCTGTTTCAGAAAGCTCTCTTAAACCTTGAAGTTCTGCCCTCTGCTGCCTATCTGCTTCTATTGAAGCTAATTTTGCTCTTTCTATCTCAGCAGCTTGCGTTATTTTCAATTCTTGCAGTTGAGTACTAGTTTCTAATTTCAAATTATCTAATTGAAGTTGGGCATTGTCTTTTTCTGCTTTTTGTTTTAGCTCTCCTTGCTTCATTTGAGCACTAAGTTCTGCTATTTTCATAGCTTCGTTTCCTGGAACCTGCATTTCTGGCTTAAATTGCTCTGCTATTTGGTTTATTTCTGTTAATTCTTGCCCAAATCCACCTAACTGCTCTTCTATAAACTTTTGAACTCTTAAAATTATTTCTACTTCTTGTTCTGCATCTTCTCCTATCAAACTTTTTTGTTGTGCTTGGTCTATAGCTTGATGAGATTCAGCTAAATAGTAATTTAAAAGATGATCTCTCAAATGTAAAGCCATAGGATAAAGAAAAGTAGGAGCTACTGCAGGATTAGCTCCAAATAAAGGAGATTTTAGAAAAGGTAGATGCACTTCTAAATGAGCTAGATGATCTTGATAAGGCAGGACATAAATACCTTGACCCATGGCTGCTGCAACATTTTCGCTCACTGGGTCTCTATCTTCAGATCCTGGTATTGGATTTAAAACTTCAGATCCTGGAATTTTTAGAGTTCGTAGAAACATTTCTTCTACAGCTCTTTGGTCATACATTTGAGGTATAGCTGAAGCTCTTTGCATTATAGCTTGAATTTGAGCAAATCTTTGTGCTTCACTAAATATTGCAGGATTGCTTATAGGAACAACATCTGAAGGCCCATCAAAATCTTCTGCACTTATAGAAAGACCTGCATTAACAGCATCTAATTCTTCTTGGGTGTAATACATACTGTTTATACGATGCAGTATGTTAAAACTTCTCGCCATCGCTGAATGCAAACGTGAATGAATAGAGCTAAACACAACCATACCTTGCTCTATAATTGCCATCGTCGTACCAACAGGCGCATTAGGGTTTTGGTCACTAAATTTTTCAAATGATGTTTGAACTACTCCTTTTCCTGCATTAACTAAAAACCCTAACAGTTGAAATAATGTTGGGCTTGGCCCTGCAAAGGGTAAAGGCATCGCTAACTTGCGAACATCGTCTACAAGTGCACCGCCTTCCATCTCGACAATCTCAGTTGGTTGAACATTTAATGTTTGACCATTCGGCCCACCTTTTAATTTTAATAAAGTTGGAACATTTTGAATATATGCTGAATCTAATAAAGCTCTTAACGCACCAGTTGCCGCACCGCTCAACCCTCCGATCATGTGCGTCAAACCAATCGGATAAGCTCCGCGCCAAGGTACAAAAGGAAACTCAACCATCCAATCTAATTCGTTTTTTCTTTCGTCATCTTCTTCCCAATTACGATATAATGACAGCGGTTTGTCAGAAGATTTGTCAATTGAAATAATGTAAGGAGCAAGACCGTATTCATCTTCCATTTCTAAATATGTATAAACTTCGTAAATCGTTCTTAAACCATCTTCATTGTAAGATGTGTTCTGTTTACCCTCAATTTTTTCATTTGCTTGTTCTGCTTTTGAAAACTCTGGTTGATTAGGACTTGGCAAATCTACATCAGAGTACATTCCTGCGTCAACTCGTTTTTGATATTCCATATGAGTGATATATTGTACGTGAGTTTTGCGTTCTGCAGTATAAAAGTTAGTAGCAGAAAAAGGAAGATAAACATCGTCAATCGGCACGAACTCAGATGTTGGCCTGTTGTGCTGGGGATTCCACATATATTTCATGTATTGTCCACCGCCTAAAGGTAATTGCGTAGATAACTGCTCTAACTCAGAACGAAACTCTACCATCTGTTCTGTAGCTTGCCAGTTCATAAACTCTGTTTTGCGTTGCGCTTTTTCTGCCTTAACTTTATCTGTTTCACCTATAATTTTAGATTTAACAGGCCCATTTGGAGGAAATATTTCTTTGATGAACCTAGCTGAAAAGTCTACACAAGCTTCTACTAGCATTGGATGCACCACTTTGTTTGCTCCGGCAAATTGTGCTCCTCCTGGAGCATCATCACCTAAACCTGTTCTGCGCAATCCTTCTTCATATTGTTTGTCTCTTTTTTGTCTAGCTTCTTTATCACGTCCTATTTTTGTTAATAGGTCACTAATGCAAATTCTCAACTTAGAACGATCAACTTCTTCTACAATATTAGCAAAATGATCAGAACCTTGTTTAATAGAAACAGTTTCTAACTTTATAACTGCTCCTCCATCTGCAGTGTCTTCTACCTCTAACTCTTCTTCTGGAAGTTCAATTACAGTCATTTCTTCTTGGGTTATTTCTACTTGCTCATCAGCCATTGTTCATACCCTTTTCAATTTCAGCTGCCAAAGAACTAATTTCATCAGGATTAAATTCAATTAGACCTCCTTCGGCTGCTTTCCATTTTACTTTGTCTGCCCAATATGCTGCAGATGACTTACCTTTATTTATATTTTTTCTGTGTCGGTCTTTAAATGCTTTACGCTGTTTAGGATTCTGATTAGTTTTAGCTCCCTGTTCTCCAAATCTAATCATTTTCTCTTTACCATTAACCATAGTTTTTACTACATGAGAACTTGATGGGTGGTTGGGAGTTCTTCTAGGAGTGTCTATTTGCAAACTGTCTTTCAAAGATGTAGAACCGCCTTCTTTAAATCCTACATTCAAAGGATCATAGTCTCCGAATTGAGTAGAGGAATCATATAGAGGAGTGTATGCAAAATCTCCATCTGCATCATAAGAAAAATCATCTCTTTCAAAATAGAAAGGATTGGCTGCCCCCGTATAATAAGAACCATAACCAGGACTATAATAAGCTCCATAACCTTGGCCGTTTGGTACGTAACTTGTTGTTTTGTCAAAATCAATACTGCTTGGAAGAGGATAGCTGACATCAAACGGTTGATCAAATGCAGGTCGAACACCATAGCCTTGGTCTGCATCAGGAAGCCCTCTGCTCACAACAGTTTTCTGGCTCGGGTCTAAATCATTGTATTGTATTGTTTGAAAATCAGGATTCGTGCCGACATCAAATTGAGGAATAGGCATTGCTGCAGCTGGAACATAAGGAGCAGGGTTAGTAGCGTAATTCCATGTTTGCCCCATGTCTCCTAACAACAGTCCTTCTGCACCGCCCATCTTCAAAAAGTCTGTTACAGGCAAACCATCAGGATTATCATACATGAATTTACCCATAGTTATTGGGGTGGTCATTCCTGGAATTAAGTTTGTCAACGGTCCAGCTTGCCTAACCATTTCAGGCACCGCATTAACTAAATCTGTTAAATCTGCGAAACCAAAACCATACAGACCACCTTCCCATTCTCTTCCTTCTCCGTAACCTTGACTAGATGAAGGCGAAAAGTTTTTGTTCAATAGAGTTATATATTTGTTTTTCTCTATGTCTGCTAAACTTAAAGGAACACCGTCATAAGTGTCATAAGTAAATTTGTTATCATAAGATCTGGTGCCTTTTTTGCCTCCCATCAAATTAGCAGGTTGGTTTCCTCGCTGGGCATAAGCTCTTATAAGCTCTCTTTCTCCGCCAGCGGCATCAAATATAGAAGGTATCTCTCCTAAATGTCCTCGGCGAACATACAACCCTCTTATCGCATTGTCCATCTCCCTGCCGACCATGTCTTCATTAGTGTCTCCTGTGTCTCCACCAATGACGCTTCTGCGGTAAGTTGGGTTAATTCTAGCTAAAAGCTCATCTAATTGCGCTGTTGTTTGCTGACTGCCTGGATCGTAATAGCTTCCTAAAAAATCAGGCTCTTCTTTTTTGCCAAAAAATTGCATATATGTTATGTCTTCTTCCTCGTCATAAACAGGTCGAGTTCCTTCTAACATTTCAGCAATAGCTAACATAGTCGGGTTCACAGGATCGCGTGAAGGTGCAGGCGTGTTGTCTACAAATTGAGATCTGTTTTCAGGATTGAAAGAACGCATTTCAAAATTATCACGACCTTCATTCATGCCAAAAGAATCATAATGTTCTCGCGCAACACTTTCTAAAAAACTTTGTCTCCCTCCTTCTGGGATAAACATCATTCCCTCAGCTCTTGCTTCTGCATTAGCTAACACGTCTGGGTTTGCGTCTAAATATCGTTGAGCATTTGACAAAGGTGCATCTTCAGGCATAACAACTCCTAAGCAGCATATGGGTTAACATTGGGGAACGGTATAACTTTTCTTTCATCAGGATCTCTTGCTTGTGGTAGATCGAACCAGTGGTCATTTTTTAAATATATAATAGCTTGGGTAAAAGTATCTACATAATCATCATGAGTGGCTACAGGAAATTTAGCCAGTTGTTTTATAAAAGGCTGTGCCCATGAAACAGCATGTCCTGGAGTTTTCTTGCTTTCTGGTATCCACACCATTCCTAATTCTAAAGTTGGTGCAGCTTGATGCGCTCTACTTATTTTATCTGCATTTCCTGGATTATACCCGATGGCCGGAACCTTAGCAAGACGTAAGTCTTGTAAAAGGGATTGTCCGCTAGCTTTAGCCTCTATTAAAATCCTATCTGGTCTTTTTGCTCTGCTATACGGACTCTCCTTGGTCATACCACCGTACTCTTTACCCCATCCTTTTATCGCTTTTTCTCTCAAATCAGGATAACTTAAATGTTCATCCCATGCGTCTATCAACATTACATGTCTAGAACCTTCATGGGTGAATATAGCCCACACTGTACATGCTGTAGGGTCCCCTGTAGTTTTTTCTGTAAAGGCGCAATCATAAGATTGAAGAATGTATTCAAAAGGAGGTAATCCTTCATCATGGGGCCACATTTCTAAAAAGCTCGTTTTTAATATACCCCCATCACTTGGTGTAGGTTCTTGTTGCAGCTGCCCAGCTGTGCCATACACTCCTAATAATTTTTTCAAATCTGTAATTTCTTTTTCACCAAATCTGTCTGGACAGATTAATTCTCCTACTTTTTCTCTAGGGTCGTATTTACCCATAGAAGTTGTTCTTTTAATTCCATCCCATTCTGCAGGAATTACTAGATGTTCCCACCCACCAATGTCATTTATTATATGTCCAGAGATGTCTCTTTCATGTAACCTTTGCATAATCGTGACCATAACATCTTTTTTAGGATCATTTAATCGTGTGGACCAAACTACATCAAACCATTCAACCGCTGCTTCTCTAATTGCATCAGATTGAGCTTCTTGTGCTGAATGCGGATCATCTAATAATAAACGAGAACCACCTTCACCTGTCGCTGTACCACCAACTGATGTGGCTAGCCTGTATCCGGTTTTATCATTTTCATATCTTTGTTTGGCATTTTGATCTCCTGCTAGATCAAACATGTGGCCCCATCTTTCTTGGTACCATGGGGATTGTATCAAACGTCTAGATTTCAAATTATCTCTAATACTCAAATTGCCAGAATAACTAGCACACAAAAACTTCTGAGCAGGATCTGTTAGCCATTCCCACATGGGCCACATGACACTTACAATTGTAGATTTAGAATGGCGTGGTGGTATATTCACCAACAGCTTTTTTATATCGTTTTGCGAACAAGCTTCTAAATGCTCACAAATTTGTTCTATATGCCATCCCCCAATGAATGGGATACCTGGCTCTACGACGTGCCATGATTGCTTGACGAACTCGTACAATGAAGATGATGCAGCTCGCCTATCCTTCTCGTTCTTCAGGAGATCAAGCATGACGCTGGGAGAAGAAAGCTGGTTTGTTTTCATTGCCCCTCTTCAATCTTTTTCATCATCTGTGTCATTACCTTGATCTCTTCATCGGTCAGCTTCTTAAGGTCGACCGCTGCCAGCTGGATAGGTCCTCCGTCCTGCCCTGTGTGCTCGGTAGTGAGCTTGTCACCGTAAAGTTTGGGCAGCATTTTGCTAAGCATCCACTTACGGCTATCTATCCTCAGTCTGTTTCTGGCTATCGCTTCATTGGACAGAGGCACCTTAACTGTGCGCTGTAGCCGGACGCCTTTAGCGTCAAGCACGGGATTGCCTGCTTCGTCAACAACGTCTTCCTCTACTGTTGTATAGTTCTCATCTGAGATAGCTAAGATTTCATCTGCTATCATCTTATATCCTGTCTCGCGCGAGCGAGCGTACTGCTCGGCTAACGCCGGCTCCGCGGAAACCCAGTCAAGAATTTGGCTAGAACTTGGAGCTTCCGGAAGCTTAGCGCAAGCAGCGGTTAAAGACATACCATTTTCTAACAGGGGACAGAGAGCATTCATCACAGCCTGACGATTGTGTTTCCTAGCGTTAGGACGTATAACAACGACCTTCTTGTCACCTTCATCAGACATTAAAACTAATCCCTCCTTCTAGTTTGCTTCAAACTATAGTCTCATTATTTTAGAAAGTAAAGTAGAAAGTAATCGTTCGTTCTATTAGAGAGGTATACCGAACGAACGATCACTACTAAAACCGTCTAACCGACTACGGAGAGAGGCAGAAATGCCCTCTCCTCCGTCCCTTGATCGGTAATCGTTCGTTCGGCACGATAGTTCGAACGATAGCTAAAACGAACGACTAACTTATATTTCATATTTACCTTCAGAGTTACCTACAACTTGTAAATAATGGTTGGCTCTACCTTTAGGTTTATCCAACATTATCATTTCTATTTTACCTTCTTTCATCAAACTTTCAATGGCTCTTTCTTTACGCTCTTGGCTTGCTTTCACTCCTCCACTGGCTACAGGCATCCGTTCATAATAACTCCTACTTTTACCTTCATCGTTGCGTATGAGCTGTACTAAATCATTGCATATACGCTCCCACTGCTCTTGTTCTTTAGCTTCTTTAATGTCTTCTTTCAACTGGCTTCTTTCACCATCTTTAAGTATCCTAGCGATAGAGTGCATAAACCATATTTCAGAATCATAACCAAGTATATCTTTATGAATTTCTTTGTTAGTTATTACATCGAATGTTACCTCTGGAAAAGATGGAGGGAACCTCACCTTGGTGGCTTTTAAAATACGAGGAGATATGTTTTCTTCTCCATCTTTAAATACTGTGTAGACTCCTTGCGCGTCTCCTGTCCATGCTGATGCTCCTCTCGGTGAAAGATAATCTGATTCCCCGGAGCCAAGAACCTTAGCAGTGTGACTAATTATAATAACTGGGAAAGATATAAATGCCTGCTTAATGTAAGCCATAGCTCTGCCTACTTGGGCGTTGTCGTTTTCATTTTCTAAATCAAATACTGCGTTGGCAGTGTCAAATAAAACTAATGGTAAAGCAGCATGCATACTACCGTCTGCTCTTTCATTGTCAACTGTCCACTCTTTATATTCTTCAGCTACCTGCGCGACTACTTTAGGGTCTAACCTGTGTGCTTGAATAACCTTCACCCTGTCTTCAAAATCTTCAGCTCTCATTCCTGTCATACCCCAGCTGCAAATAGAGTAGATAACTCGCTGGACTTGCACTACAGACTCTGTAATGATTATCACATTACGTCTTACTAAAGGTTTTAATTCAAATCCAGCAGGGCAAAGATGAGCAGCAGCTAGAGCCATGGGTACAATTAATGTAGTCTTACCTACTCCTGGAGCACCTGCAACCACGTTGACACCAGTTGACATGAAATTGTCAAATATATACTCAAAGACTGTAACCTTTGCTGCACCAGAGTGAGAAGCCATACCTAAACTTAAAGGATGCTCATCAATAGAAATTTCCATAGAGTTAACTGTGGTGTTCACCCACCCATTATCAATAGCCATTTTAAATATAGAACGATAAGTTATGCTGTGCGGGTTATCAATATCTCTGTCCCACTTTTTTCTTTGATTAGAAGCATCAAACTTATCAGAACCTGAACTCCATTCAGTCCATACCCTATACCCATTTTCCCCATAAGGTTTAAGAGCAGTGCCTACATTTACCCATGTTGTGTAATCATCAGCATCTACATATTTTAAAGCTTCTCTCAAATCATCAAATGTTTGGGCAGTCGCTATAGGTACTCCATTTTCTTCAGTTAATGTGTAATTAGAAGGTGCCCTAGCTCTATTTTTTATAAGCTCAGGTAACTCCGATGGTTGCGCAGGATTAGATTTGCTGAGAGGAGAAGCACCTCTCTTCCATTTGTACTCACCGCTAACTCCTAACGTAGGAGCTACACATATATAACCATGATGTTTTAAATCTAAACCTTTATCTAATGTTCCAGGATAAGAAAAGTTGTTATCAGCTTTAAAAATGCGATGCTCTCCTCCTCCCTGAGTTTGGGCTACGCATTCTGAATGTAAAACCCCATGCTCAGCTTCTAACCGCGCTAGAGACTCCTGTCCTCCGTTCTGAGGATCAATATCTAACGCTATTAAACCTGAGTGTGCTAAACTTACTCCAATACCCGCATCAGGATCAGTAGACCACCACTGTTTTATAACTTCTGGGTCAATAGTAGAGTCAGTATGCCCATGAGGGGCAAGGTTAGCTTGAGGATGTTTTCCTGGTTTATGACCTGCTTCATTGTTAGGCCTACCACAGCGACAGTCTCCATTTTCATCAACACTCCATACTGGAACAACATACCAACCTTTTTCAGCATACGCTAATGCAAAATCTAAAGTTGTGGGGGCAGCAGAGTCCACTGCCCATATGTGTTTAGGAGTCCTGACCATTTATGCTACTCCTTTAATTCTTTGATGAAAATTTTCTGTAATGACGTTCCAATATTTACCATTCTTTTTTACTAGCACGGTAGTAGGTGCTTCAGCATTTTTAACTAAATAAGAAACTCTTCTAGCTTGAGCAGGTAAGTTAACAGCTAATCTTCTAGCTCTAAAAAACTCATAATCTTTGTCTTTAGGTTTTTCAGTGTTTACAAACAAAGTAGCATTAACTCTTGCATTTTCAGGAGTACTGCATGTGTAAGTTACCATCATCAATGGGTGAGGACTGTTGCGAGTTTTTAAAGTTACAGCATTAACTTTATGTACATCAACTTCTAATAATGAGTTGTCCGCAGCTATGTCTCCTGTCATAGGATCAATAGGTAGGATAGTAGTTAATCCTGGATAAAGCGTTCTAGGCTTCTTTTCATAAGGTTTTTGAGGAGTAGATGCATCAACTTCCTCTCCATTTTCCTTATAAAATGTCTCATACATGTCTACGCCACCTAAACGTAACAGGTTACCTGCGTAGTCTAGCACTAAACAATTCTTTTTTGTTTCATGTAACCGAGTACCTCTACCTTGTATCTGTACCCAGAGTGAGGAAGACAAAGTTGGTCTCAAACAAACTATACAATCTAAAGGAGGGAAATCAAACCCTGTTGTTATCATGTCTACAGAACATATAACTGAAATGGTTTTATCTTCTAACTGACGTAATACTTCTTCCCGCTCTTTTTGAGTCATACCGCCTGTAAGAACTGCAGACTTACGAGAAGTAGAGGTGTTTATCATGCGAGAAGTCCACTCAGCTGATTTAACTGTTGGGCAGTATACTGCTAAATGGTTACGGCTACCTGCTAATCTATCCAAAGAACTAACAACTTCTTTAAGCCATTCAAATGTCTGTGCCTCTGCAACTTCTTTTTGAACAAAGTCTCCACTAACAGAAACATTATCTACATTTAATTGAATATTAGTTTCAACCCCAACTAAAGGGCATAGCCACTTATCTGTTACTGCTTTGGTTACCGTATAGTTATAAGCTAATGTGTCAAAGAAAAACTCATCTCCATCACCATATATAATACCGTTGTCCATTCTCCAGGGAGTGGCAGTCATAGCTACTCTTTTAGTGGAACTAAACCTACGGAGTATTTTTTCATATAAAGTAGGCTCCCCATAATTATGAGGAACCCTATGTGCTTCGTCTATGATGATCAGATCAGGAGCTGACATTTCTGCTAAAACTCCTGTTACGCTTTGTATGGTGCCAAACGTAACCAGCTCGTCAGTGTCCTTACGATTAAGCCCAGCGCATATTATTCCTGGCTCTTTACCTGAGTGGCTACGATAAGTTTCAGAGTTCTGTTTAACTAACTGCTGAACATGAGTTAAAATCCAAACTCTTTTATTTAAATTGCGATAAATTTCAGCTAATTCAGAAATTATTAAAGATTTACCAGTCCCAGTAGCTAGCTGTAAAACAGGGTTCTTACCCTGATATAAGTGAGCCATGGCAGACCATACTGCCTCTTCTTGATATTTTCTTAATTGCCAAACCATGATGTCCTCCAGTTATGAGTTATAATTATACTATAGTGTTTATTTTTAAATAAAGCAAGGTGTAAAATTTTATCACCATTCTTTTTTAAATCCAGACTTTTCATTCTCTTCATAACCCTCAAAATATTCAGCTATCTCTTCTGGGGTCATATCAGATTTATCAATTTTATTTGAACTGTAAGTACCACCTACAAAATAATGAGGGATAGGTCTGCGTCCATAATAACTGTCAGCACTTCCTCGATCATGAGGAGAGCCATGTCTATGGCTCTCCTTACCTGCTACTATTGTGAATTTATGAGGCATTATAGAGTCTCCCATTGATTTTTAACTTTATATTTAATCTCAGTACAACCAGCATAGCCTTCACCAAAATCGTCTAACGGTTCAAAACCTTCAAAATCACCCCAGATTTTACCAGCGTAATAAAGAATGCCATCATCGTCATACATACGAAAATCAGACTCATTTTCTTTATTATCAATTTGACTGATAGAAAAATTATTCATACCTTTAGCATCGGTACCAATATAATCTTTTTCAATTATCCAGTTATATCCCATAATCATCTCCTATATTTTTTCTAATATTAATTGTGATGCTGGCAACCAAGGTTGGCTAGGATCGTCTTCAAAATGTTGGTGGTGCATAATGTCATCATAAAGGTCTTCTAGGACAATATCATCTGAATGAGGATAACCTTTTTTCCTGTACCGATTTTTGACATTTTGAAACTCACGAAATGAAATTTTTTTAGCAACAACGTTAGCCATAATTCTTTCATCGTTAGTAAGGTCTAAATCTCTATAGCCTTTAAACTGTTCGTCTGTGGCTGGCTCATCAAATAAATAACTAGTCATATCAATCTCCAAAAGGAGGGGCCGTAGCCCCTGTTGGTTAAACGCAGTAGTGGCCACGACGAGCGAAATAAGTGACGTCTGTTCCATTATCTAAACGTCTACAATAATCGCTCAACATAAACACAATTGCCCATCGTCCTGTAGACAATTGAGTGACCATGAAAATTGGATCGAAATCTGTTTGATTGTAAAGACTAAAATCTTGTGCTTCTTTTTCAGCAATATCAAATGCTCGTTCGTGAGAAGCATAGG